CTTGGATAACTTCGTTTTGGATGACTGGATTTAACTGAAATGCAGAACCACTAGAGTTTTCAAGAACAATTTCAGGTACAGAGACAAAAGAAGATCCTCCATCAATTACCTGTAGATAATTAATTTGTTGAGTTCTAATTAACTGCAAATTGTATGTTGTATTCAACTCTGGTTTCAGAGTTCTATCGTGACTGTAGTTGTAAGTGATGTTATCACCACCAATCTTAATAATCTGACCAAGATCAGATGACTTAAGCAAGATAGATGCACCATCTCCAGTTTTTTGGAGAATATTAATAACTGGAGCAGTCTCAAATTGAGTACCACCATTCTCAATAGTAACATTAGTTACGCCTTGATTGGCAAGTTCAGCGTTAAGAATTGCATTGATTCCATTCCCACCACTAACCTCAACATCAGGAGAAGAAAGATATCCAGATCCACTATTGCTTATAGTTACTGAGTCGATGGATGCATTAATCTTTGTAATAACTGTTGCTGGGTTTGCATGAGAAAGACCAGTGACAGTCAAAGTAAAATCATCAGCTCCATCAGCACCACCAGTGATCTGAGCACCAGAAACCGTAATTACGTCTCCTAGTACATATGTACCACCACCAGCGGTAACGGTCACACTTGAGATATCTTGAGTAACCGCATCGATGATAACAGTAAACTCAACATTAGTTCCTCCAGTTGGAGCGACAGACTTTTGAGTTACTCCTGTATACGTGCCAGCAGTAAAGTTTGCAGATGTATTTTGAGATGTAATAGAAACGGCATTGACAGATCCATAATACGGATCGTCAAGAATGATGGATGGTGGTTGTCTATAATTGGATCCAACCCCAGTAATGGTCAAACTTTCCAATGATCCTGCATTTGGTCCTGTAGTAGGAACAACTGAAGCTACTGTTGCTTGAGTTCCACTAATAGCACTAATAGATGCTGAAGATGCAGACGAATATACTTTATTAGTATTTGCATTGGCAGAGGTGTACATAATGTACCCCTTGTTTGCTGCTCCAGTTACATTATTTCTAATTGGTTCTACTCTAAGAGTGGATGTATCGGGAGTCCAGGATATAACTCTACCTCTAGCAGTTTGATTTCCAACTACTTGCTGAGATGTTACAATTTCACCAGGAAAAAAGTCACCAAGAACAGATGTTAATGTCAGATCAACAAAATCTGGCATCGTAACTACTGCAGTAGGTAAAGCGCTGCCGTTGTATCCAGACCCTTTATTGGTAATTGATGTAGAAGAAAGTTGACCAGCAATGGTAGCAGTTGCAGTTGCACCAAATCCAGATCTACTACTTCCAGTCAGAGCAGGTAAAGAAGAGTAGTTTCTACCTGGATCTCCAATTGTAATTGCTCCAATACCACCTTTAGCATAAATCGAATTAGTAATATAAGATACACCACTTCCAGATCCACTATATCCAGACTCAGGTTCAATATTTACTGTATATGAAATACTTTGATCAGTTACCGATGTAACTGTATTGGTCCCGATTACTGGGTCATTAATCACATTGAAATAAGATCCAGATCCACTTGTAGTGCTGTTAATATCAAAGAAGTAGAAAATACTAGCAAGATCTTGGACTGTAATAGTAATAGATTCTTGCTCGCCAGTGATTATGTCATTTTCAGTAGCAAAAATATTCTTATAACTGAATATATCTGTATTATCAGCATCTTTAGTAAATGCTAATCTCTTTCCAGTATGAGACGCATCTGAGACATCAAACTTATATTTGTGACCGTTAATAAATTGATATTTCGCCTCTTTCACATATGGTAAGGCGGATGTAACATCAGCAGCAGCAACAGTTCCAAAATTTCTCTTTACCGCAGCTCTTCTATTGCTATCAACTCTAACAACTGAGTAATCAACTTTGTCATAGTCGGATGGAGTAATTCCAGTGAGTCTAACAGTATCACCAACATTAAGATAATGTGCAGAGTTAGAATGTATTACTAATTCTTTCTCTACCTCTGTAAGCGTAATAGTAAATCCAGAACCAGCAGAAGGAGTTAGATTATTACCTAGATTTAAGTTGATAGCAGAGATAGTATCCCCAATCTCGTATCCAACTCCAGGTTCGGTAATTGTTACTGTAGTAACTGCTCCACCACTTACGACGATAGTTGCTTTACCATTTATACCATTTCCACTAGTAGTTAATGGTACATTTGTGTAAGTTCCATTCAGATAGTTAGATCCACCAGTGATAGAAGACCATCCACCCTGATATAGATTTCCATCTGTTCTAACTCTTTGGAATGTCCACTCAACGCCACCAACACCATCAATTACAGTTCCAGAGGTGTGGGATGGAATAGTTGCTCCAGAGGTTCCTGCTGCTTTTGCTCGATATACATTTCTACCGTTAAGTACGAGATCACCTTGCTCATATGCAGTAGCAGTCACCCAAGTAGATATTAACTTGGCGCTTTGTAAATTAAAATACTTAAAGTAATAATCGTCATTATAAACCTGCACCGTAATGTCTTTTGAGTAAGAATTATCAGTTACGGATGGAGTAATTAAATCTCCTACTTTTACGTAATGATTTTCAGTGGTATTAATTGTTACAGTAGATTGGTCATCATTATCGACAGCAAACGATAAAGTATTAACTGGAGCTCCAGTTACGGAGGAGATAACTGCACTAAGACCACTACCACCAGTATCATCCTCATCAAAGGTAAGTCTATCATTTACTTTATATCCGTTACCAGCACCTTCAATTAGGTATTGATCTACTCCACTAGAGGAATACTTATTTGTAGAAGATACAAACAGAGAATCTGCTTGAGTTCCTTTTACTAATGGATAATATGCAAAATACCCAATACCATCTTCATCATATTGGAAGAATTCTCCAGTTTCAAGAGTAATAATCGTTGTAGTATCTTCCATTGCGAGGAAGAAGAATTCAATATCCTTAAGTTGTTTTCTCTTGACTGTTAATGCATCAACATTAATAAATGGTCCTTTGTAACGAATGGCGTCTTCAGTAAAACTTTTCTGCAGACCATTTCCGTTCCAGTTAACTTCATCAGCTTGACCATAGAATTGTGGTCCGACAAAGTAAGGGAATTTTGGTCTACCAGTTACACCATCAATACTGCAGAAGTATGCATAAACTCCATTTGGATACTCTGGAGTAACACAAAATCTACCATTGTACTGATCAAGGTCACCAAGACCCTCAACATACTCATAATCTTCAATGTAAGTTCCAAGAGGATCCGTTAGACCTGCTACTAAAGAACTTCTAGATGATTTAATTCTGTAACTAGATGAAAGTTGTTTATATTCGTTAAATGGATTTTTATTCTCAGAATCTTTAAAACCGTATGGTCCATAGATTGGATGTCCATCATACGCCCAACCAAGAATAGGAGAATGCTTGGTTGGATTTAATTCTGCGTAACTATCACTAATATTGTCTTCAAGAATAAAACGAAGTGCAACAGGATTGAACATGTGCCCATATTCACCACCATAAATCAAGAAGTTAGTTCCTTCAAAAGATCCTCCATTTGCAGAATCAAGAGTTTTTCTTGGAACATACGTATTTGCATTTACTCCCAATTCAGAGGCACTTGCAGATTCATTGTATGTAAGTTCAGTTAGTGACGTTTGGAACTTTGCACCTTCACCAGGATATACAATAAAGACCTCTGTATTACCTGCAGAGTATCCGATACCTTTATTTGTAACTACAATGTTGGTAACAATGTTAGTATTTTGATCTACTTGAGCAAATGCGGTAGCACCAACTCCATCACCGACAATAACAACGTCGGGTGGACCAAAATATCTCTCACCACCAAAAGTTACAATAATACTTTCAATTTTGCCATTCAAAATTGATGGATATGCAACAGCACCGTTACCAGAAACCAATGAAACGTTAGGTGGATCGATATAAGCGGTTCCTGGATTTGTAAGTGTGATTGCACTAATAGGTCCCCTGACAACTGCCTCTCCAGTCGCTCCAGAACCGCCTCCACCAGTGATATTGATCGTTGGGACCGAAGTATACTTAGAACCAGAATTGGTAAGGTTAATGGACGTTACAGCGCCGTTTGTGATGTTACATGTAGCGGATGCAGCGTTAGTAGCAGTCGTTCCACCACCAATGATAGAAATAATTGGTTCAGTAGTATATCCAGATCCACCATTAGTTACGTTGATAGAAATAACCCTACCATCGATAGATGTTGTTGCGGCAGCAGGGGTTCCTTCATATTGCCAGCTAACTTGACCTAAAAGGATAGATCCACTAGTATGAGTTGGATATACATCAGGAGAAGTCAGTCCAGCGGTAAGTGCTCTGTATCTGTTGCCATTCCACTTTACTCTTGTTCCGATAGCGTATGTTCTGTCAAGTTCATAGTCACTTTCAAATTCAACGACAGGTGGATTTGCTAAATCAAATCCATCTCCACCAGAAATTGTTTCGATACTGAGGATTCCACCGAACCTTTTCTTATTTTCAGACTTATATGAGAAAAATGGAACTCCATTGACACCAATACCAACTTGACCAATAGGAGTATCTTGCTTTGTACTCTTTACCTGTGGAACCAGTGGAATACGTTTTAAGTATCTTTGATTTCCAGGATCTAAATCGTCATTTGCAAAAGGACCAATTTTGTAACTAGGAATACCAGAACAAGCTACAATGGCATTATCAGTGCTCTTATATGTGTTTTGAATACCTGTGGTTGAATCTTGAATACCCTGTCTAACACTAGAATAATCACTCTTACCAAAAGCAAACTCTCTAGTAGCAATGAAATCAACAGTAACACCTTGATTTGGAGTTGTTGGAATTGTAATGTTAAATGTTGTAGGAGATCCAACACCATCGACAGAAAATTCAGAGTTATAAACGTCTTCTGGACAATTTAAGATTTTTACAACATCATCACGGATTAATCCATGTGGATCTTTAGTTGTAACGGTTGCAGTTACACTTCCATTTGCATTTGGAGTAGAAAGTGCAATTGATGTTCCTGCAAACGCCTTTCTAATATTATATACAAAAGAATCCCAAATAGGATCAATACTGTCAAAACCAGGAGACAGTGGTGTCGTAATTTTACTGTCTGGTAAATAATATCTACCACCAGAATTCAAGTTAATGCCTCTAGTGCCACCAAATAGAGACAGAGTAATTTCTGAATTATCTACACTAGAAAATCCGTAAACTTTGAATGCAGAGATAACTGGTTGACCAGCAATATGTTCGGAAATGATAGTATTATCTCTTGCTCTTGTACAACCAAGAAATTGTGTTACTGTTTTTTCTGCATACGAAATAATTTCGTCTTCAATACGAATTTTTCCGTTTGATTCTGGCCATCCAAGTGTGGAATCAACGGTTACGATAGTATCATTTAATACATTATTTCCAAGACCAAAAGCAAGCGTAGTTTTATAAGGAGTTACAAATGTTCCTTCGGAATTGTTAGTATCTACGTCAATTTCGTAAATAACACCTTCTTCAGTAAAAACTTCAACAACACTCTTTACATAAATTCTTGCAGAGTTGACTTCTGAATCAGTCGGATCATTTTCTTGCAGTAAAACTTGACCAACAAGTTCTAGTGGGTTGCCAGAAAGTTTCTGAGCTCTAATAACTTCTCTAGAGACGTAAAATGCGTCAGATGGTTTAAAAATTCTGTCTCTTGGATACTTAACTTCCGACTCAACGCCGAAAATTGTTCTCATAATAAACTGGAAAGATCTTGTAGTACCTTTAGAGGCATAAAAATCTTTAATTCTCTTTACAACAACGTTCTGATTGACAGATTCGTAAAAATCTTTTGGATAGTTTGCAAGATATTGCTCTTTGAACTTTTCAAGAATGTAAAGAGGGAAAATATTGTTAAGATTGGTGACGGTTGCACCAGTAGTGTGAGTTTCGGCGGCAGTTTCTTCAAATACGAAATTTGCAGTAGAACCTACAGAAGAAACTCCAGAAAAACCTCTTACACAGTTTTGGAAAGAAGTTGAGATTTTACCATTGTAGTAAATAATCTCATTTCCAATCTTAATAAGACCCTCATTTGGAAAATCTCTAGTATTAGTAACATCAATACTAGTTGCGGTTGAATTAGCAACAGAAATAAGAGTAGTTTCAGTTACTAGATCAGCATATTGGTCAATATTATAGTATTGATCCCAGTTTTGAACAATATCAAGAGGATTGCCCTTTAGTTCTTGGGATTTATAATATTTTTTAACAAAATCTACGAACGTAGAATAATCTTCCCTTACAAACTGAGGGAATTGTGAGAATATTCTGTCCGAGACTTTTGATTTAGACTCTGGACTAACCTCAGATGGAACTGGAGGTACAGTTACCTGAGTTGTGGGCGTAGTCCACGAACTAACTTTCCAAGAAGATGTAGGCATTCTCGACTTTAATTATAACTGGACTCTAAAGTAACTCCAGTTCCAGAAACATTGGAACCGCTGCTGATAACGTCTTCAACAACGTTAACCACAGTATTATCTATGCCAATTGTCAAATAGGTTTCTCTGAGTGAAATCAGGTCATTTGACTTTGGAACCGCATTAATACGGATTTGATTAATTACATATGGAGTGTCTCTAATAATTACATCATTAATTACTACTTCACCTAAGACGTAATCAACAGAACCCCACAAACCATCAATAAACTCTTTTTCTCCAGTGTCTTTGACATAGAAAAGTTGAAGCAATCCTTTACCATCATCTTGTAGATAATATGTATTGACCGCATCACCAGCGATATTAAATCCTGTTGTGGTTACTGATGGTTTATCAGTAGAAGAGAAGATGGAATTTCCGTAACAAACTTTATAGTTTACTCTTGCATTCAAAGTCACAGGAACATTCTTTCTCATCATAATCTTAGTGATATTTGATGTGAATGAGGGATCGGAGTCGTCAATAATCTTTTGCAGTTTGGAATATTTGAATTTTCCGCCAAATTTGTTAAATTCAGAACCAGAGTTTAAAATATTAAACGCAGCAATGACAATGTTCTTTAGATCTGATTGAGTTCTACGAGTTAAGTTGGGATTAAAATATACGAAACTTGTAATGTCAATGTAGAGAACCGATGGATCAATAATTTTTGGCTCTACAGCAGCAACAGAGTATTCTCTAAGTTTTTTGAGAACATTATTTTTCTCTGCAAGAGAAAGTTTATCTGCATTCTTAGGTTTAATTGCTAAGAATACTTTTCCATACTCAGGGGGATCTGCTTCTTCACCACCGTAAGCGGAGATGGATTGAATGTTTGGATAGATCTGTGGCAATAAGACTTCATAGTCTCTAGTTGATACCGCTCTACCAAAAGCAGAGTAAAATTTAGGAGCAGAAAACTTAATTGACTCTGTAGATTCTTGAACTGCACCTCCATCTGGATTTTGTACTAGAGTTGTAGTAATTCCAGATGTGATTGTATTGCTGTTGTTATCTCTAACTGTACCAATAAAATCAAATGAAGTTAATCCATTTGCACCGCTTCCACTACTGGTAGTGTATGTTACACTAATAACGTCTCCATCTAGTAGAGCTTTACCTAAAGTGTTGTCACCAAATAATACTTCTGGTCTTCCATATTCAGACTCTTCTAAGAAATAAACTTTAGCGCTACTATCAATCTTAGTGATGTCCGTTGCCTTAAGGTAAGACTCAGTAGTAGTTCCGCTAGTTACCTCAACCCTAAGGGTAGTAGTATCAATGTTTTCATTGGTGAGAATAAATCTTTGTCTTTCACTAGTGTCTCTAACAAAAGTATCAGTTAAGAATACACCCTCATATAAATTGAGATTACTAAATGTTGCAACTCCAGTTAAACTATCTACAGAAACACTTTGGTCTGAGTTTGTAGAGAATACAAAGTTATCGTTATCTGGTCCAGTGAAGTTTAATACAATACCTCTTGAAATGGTTACTGTCTTAGGATATGGAAATGCAGTCTGAATTGCGACGTTAACTGGCATCGACGAAGATCGGGCACTCTTAGGAGTGTATCCGATCATTCTTGCAAGTTTTACAACATTCTCTCTAAGAACTGCGGTCTCAAGAAAGTTCTCATTGACAATCAGGTTGGCGTTCATCGCCGTATAATATGTGTTATACGCAAGAACATCCAAAAGAACAGTCAAAGACGATCCTTCAAAGTCGTAATCCGAAAACTCAGATTGACCTTTTAGGTAATTTTTGATCTGTAACTTAATCTCGTTATATTCTAACGAGTTTACCTGATTAAATGCCATTATGGTTTAAATACTAAATCTAGATTGTCAATCTTGGGTTGAGTGCCCAATATGATGTAATTAATTTTTGCTTGCATGTCATTGCCAGTTTCATCAAAGATAACTGCAACATCATAACAAGTCACTCTAGGTTCGTAGGAGTTGATGGAATCCTGGATGTTACCCTCCAGTTCAGAAGCAAGTGTATCCGTATAATTTTCAAAAAGTTGCCTAATTATATTTCCACCAAACTGAGGTAAAAAAGGCTTCTCAAAAAAATTGTACCTAACAATGTTTTTTACAGACTCTTTAATCGCTTTCTCATTCTTTAGAGTCAAAACATCCTTAGTTACAGGGTTTTTTTCAAATGTTAGACTAAAATCTCGGAAAGATTTTGAAACAAACGCCATTTTTACAGTTCGACCATGATTTATTTATCAGGGTTTCAAAAACTAATCGCTCAAACGCTCAACATAGTCATCAAATCCGTTTTTACGGTCTTTGGAAGGCGCGTTTTTCGCTTTTTTTGCTCTATTGAGGTATTTGTCGGACCTTGGATCAGTGATTAGGGTCATTCCAGACTTCATAAAGTCCTTTCCTAAGTCTGTTCGATGATTGCCCATGAAAAAAACCTCCTAAAAGTTCGTTTTAGAACTTTTAAAGAGGTTTCTATCTCTCTTTTATTTATTTTCCTTGTCCGCGATACGCTTTTTTCGCCTTATTACGCGAAGTGGCTGCGTATTTTGTGTTTTTAGACGATCCCTGACGAGTCAATTTGGGTTTTGCGGGTACATAACCATCTTTTACGAGACCAGTTTTCGCTTTTGCCATTGAAATTTAGCGGTTTACCCGTAAATCCTAGTAGTACCAAGCGTTTTTGTCAAGTCATCCGCCGATGTAAACCTTTTTTGCGCCTGCTGATAGACCATTGTTGCCTACTGCATCACCGCAATTGACATTAGAACCCAATCTTCCGCATTTTATATTGTTTACATACACAGAATTGCTCCCATCAGCGATCCCTCGTGCTGATCCTGCGTGAGTTGTCTGTCCACAAGTGTGTGGAGCATACTGATCACCCACTCTACCGACTTGCATATTGCCTGCAAAGACGTTTGAGGACCCCTGTGTGAGGTTTGTTGGAGGAAAACATCCGTGTCCAGTGGATTGACCACCTACTACTGCTGGAGTTGTTGCCATTACGTTCCGTATCTAATTTTGTTAGCGAGGATATCTTGTAATTTATCGCGTCCAAGATCCCAATTATTAAGAATCGTGTGATTTGTTGATATCGTTTGAGTGATGGGAACGCCTAGACACAGTAG